CTAACGTCCTTGATGGTTGAGGTGAGGTCCCGGACGGGGTCTTTGTACCAATTCCCTGAACAGAATGTCAGCACGGTGGCACCAACAGGGTACCGTGGCACAGAGCCAGGGATGCGCAGCAGCTGCAGGAACTCATCATGGCGCCGGCTCAGCATACCCTTGGACACTTGTGAAGTGAAACCCAGGGCGTCAGCCACCAATGTGTGCAAGGTGGCACAACACCAATCAGCGTATGCGAGCGTCTCATCATCACCGCAGAGGCGCACCTGAGTTGCAGCACCGTGCGCAAACAATGCCTGCATGACTGACTTGATGCATTCCACGTACACAAGATGGAGCATGGTGTTGTCGCGGGCTGTGTTCCTGTGGCCTGACCACAATCCACACAGCACCCGATGAGTGCCAAGCGGCGTCACTATGAAGGGGTCGGCCCATGAATTTGCGACCCATTCATGTGCCAACACCTTCTCGGCAGCCCATGGTTCCTTAACATGCTTCCAGCCCTCAGCGAATGCCAAGTCGACCAACTGCAATGACCGCAGACTGTGCAAGATGTTGAAGTTCGAATAATCATTCGAGACGCGCCACACCGGACGGCCTGTGTCGAAGTTGACCCATTCTGACACATCAGCTGGGTCTTGCTTCAGTACCATGCCCCCTTCCTTTGTCGTGATCTCTATGTGCTGTGACGCGTAACCAGCAATCAGTGCTGACCTATCATCTACAGCCAACAGCGCCCTCTTCTTCAAGCCTGGCTCAGGCTTGGTAGACCCACGTGCAAATGTGTATGTGGGTCCTGCAATCAAGCGTGCCAAGCTGGCTGGCGTGTCTAGCTCCCCAACAGTCGGTTTCGTGGGTCTGAGCTGAAGGTCAAGCCGCGGATCATGAAGCTCACGTAGGGTGTGCTTCGCCTGAGCGCCCCGCGATGAAGTGCCGTGTGGTAGATTCCACCACCGCTGAGTGATGAATTCGTTGAAGGTCCCACCACGTGCCTTAAGCTCCGGCATAGCAGCAGTCACTATCCTAGAAAGGGTGTGGCTGCGCACCTTGTGGTAACCCCGCGTTGACACCATACACCCATCCCAAGCAGCCTTGGGTGTGGTTAGTGTAGTCCGCTCGCCAACTTCTTTGATCCAGTCAGCCTCATCGGCGGTACGCCCACAGAGCCCAACAACCTTCCGCATCTGGAATGCCAGCTTGGTCTCAGGCGGCCCGCGCCCAAAGATCTGCCCGAGACGCCGGCAGTCGTCAAGAAATGGTTTCACGACTGTAGGCCAGGTGTGAAGAGGTACACGGTGCAGTGGCAGTTCAGAACATACATACTGCCCGACATCCGTGAGCAACCAGATGCACAACGCGGCAACAGCATACTCCAACTCACCAGCCTGAGCACTTAGTGCCTCGAGCTGCAGTTGGTTGGTCAGCAGTCCGCCGTCCCGCAGTGTCCTCACGCTGACTTTCATCATATCGGTGTACTGCTTGGGCGGCCGCTCATACTCAGGCAACGATAGAGGGTTGGCAATATCTGGCGGCTTGCGAAGCCCGCCGACATACTCCACGATTGCAGAACTGTCCGCCGGCAGCCGCAGGAGGGCCGCGTCCTCCACACTGATAACACCGCCGCCACATTCTGTGCGTACCGTCGCCGCACAACAGGCTGGTGCTACCAGTGTGTAATTGCTCAGCGCCTGATATCCTCCGGGGGAAGAAACCCAATAACTTCCAGTGATGGTGGCACGTCCACAGCCCCTGCACTGCCCGGACGGTGCATGGAGCCTGGGCTGGATGTGCCTTCGCCAAAATCCTGCAGTGTTTCAGTGGGCCGCGCAGGGTCATCAGGAGGGGCTGCGGTGGCAGGGGCAACAGGTGCAGCTGAGGCCAATGCCTCAGTTGGGTTGGCAGAAGCCGTCTCACCCTCGGCCTCGCGCTGCTCATCCAGGGCTTGCATGTCAAGTCGTTGACCCCTACGCAGGGTCACCGTCAGCCCTATGACGTCGCGAATGCGGTTGTTGAAATCCTCAGCCTCATAACTCTCAGCAAAGCTCAAAGCCCTATCAAGCATGAACTTGAGCGCATCCAGGATCGCCAGTTGCTGGTCGGTGGTGCCCCCTGCGACCATAGCGCCTGGCTTGATGAAGCGCAAGGCCGACTTGGCATTGCGTATCCCGACCTTGTCTGCCTCGCTGATCGGGCGCGCTGGATTCATATCCAGGTACTTTGGGTCGAAATCCAGCCCAACCGGGTGCAAAACCTCCGCAGCTCGCAGGACATCGTCACCAACCGGCGGCTCAACGTCATTGTCGGGCACTGGGCGCACAAAAGACCCAGGCGCGGGCAGCGCACCGGCAAGCCAGCCGGGGGTTGGCGCACCCAGACCTGGGCCAGTGTCAAGCGCAAGTTGACCGGGTTGTATCGCCGTGAACTGGTGCAGCAACTCCACGCGGCAAGCGGCCAACTTGGAGCAGAACTCCACTTGCCGGCTGGTGCCTGGCGGGAACTTAAGGATGGCACGTGCCACAGCACCTCCTATTTTCAGGTCAGGCTGCAGCAATGGGAGAAATCGGTTCTGAGGTCCATAGTCAATGTCCATCTGCCGCGACGAGCCATCGTCCCCATAGACACAGAACTTAACCTCGGCCCCGAGCCACCTAATTGCTGAAGCCACCTGTGTCGTGGTGGTTGCACCCACTAGCTGGTAAAGGTACCAGCGCCCAGGATTGGGCAACTTGCTCAGCCTCGCTGGCCGCACCCACTCTGACAAGAACTCCTCACCATAGTTGCTCATAAATGGAAGCACATTCGTCCACCATGGCACACGCGCCGCCTCCAGCATGGTGCGGTAGTTGTGACGTGAGGACGCCATGCTGATGCGCTTATGTGCCTCAGTCATGCACTCCCAGCCAGCACGCCGTAACACCAATGCGACGTCACCCTCCCACAGCCGCTTGGCCGCAAACGTATCAGAGAGAACACGGCAGTGGCCAGCGCGAGTGAGGCCCAGGCCGACAACAACCGGGTTCATGTCAGGCATTGCGCGGACAGCCTCGAAGTACGCAGCTGATAAGAACACCCCTTTTACAGCGCCTCCATAGATGAACTCCACGGGACTGGGCATCACAAAGGGTTCAGTCTTCATACCCTCGACACTCAGTGAGGCAAGCATGGGCCCTATGAGACCAACACGCATGCGTGATGCCGGCAATGCCCAGGTGAGCTTAGAACTGCCAGCAAGTGCCCCCGCATTGCGGGCGCGTACCGCGAACCCTTGCACCGACAGCAAGGCATCCTGCCACAAGTCATAGCAGTCATAGATGCTGCACACGCGGTCCATGGTGAGCTCCAGCTCCTCAAGCGTGATGCGCGACTCAATGACCTCATACGAGTTGGGGCCAGAATAAACAACCCGGGGGTTGTTCAATTTTGGCCACAGGTTGGCCACCGCACAACTGCCAGCAAATGGGAACTTCTCACTGGTTAATGCGTTGAGCACTTCCACCATGAACATCTCGTCGGCGTGATCACACCGCACGTAAAGAATGTCATCGGCACGCAAGTCAAAGCTGGCACACAGCCTGGCATAACTATCCAGGGTGTCAATGCGCAGGGGCATTTCGCGGCGACCAGAGCCTGACCATGGCAATGACGCACGGCCGTCGACCTGCCCAATGCACAACCGTGCATAAAGTGCGGCCGCTCGGAAGAGCAATCGGTAGGGGTTGTATGGATCACGGATCAGTCGCTGGATCACACGACGCGCTGTCAGCGTGATCTCCTCACGGCGCACCCCAACCATAACATTCACGCTCCCAAGTGCCCGGAAGTAAGCTTCATCGCACCCAGCTCCGCTTATGTCGAGCGCGGCCATAGCGGGGTGGACAATCGCAGTGCGAGTGCCAAAGCGGTCGGAGAGGGGGAAGGTGATATGCAGCGGGTAGTCGTAGTAATGCTTCTCACCAATGTTCTCTTCGTGGCAAAACCCATCACCACCCCCCTGGGTGCGCCACACCAACTGGTGGGCAAGCGACACTCCCGTGTCATCAACAGCGTCCTGCATCACATGCTCCCAGTCGCCGCTGGCGGCAGGAACAAATGAGGTGGGCGAGTTGGCGGCAACAATGTCGCCATAACCATAAAGGTTAAAAGGAATAGAACGCTCAGGGCGCTCAAATACGCTAATTTCGTCACTAGGCATACTTCTCCGTTGGTAGTATGAACCGTCAGCAATGCTTGGATCCTAATGTCTTGTCACACAAATCTAAATGGCTAAACGTC